TGTAAAAAACGCTATTGACACAGGCGTTCCAAATGTGTCAATCAATCCAAACACAAACATAAATGATATTCTTACACTTCCAGAGATTCCTTGTCAGAGAGAACATAAGCGAAGAGTTAAGAAAATGAATCAACACTTTACTAAAGATGTAAAAAGTATTCATCTTTTTACTCTATTTCATGTTGTTAATGATTTAGAAGTTGAATTAAAAGGTGGTGAGATAGTTGAAGTAGATGAAGGTCTCTATGTTGGAGATGGAAACACAAGGTGTGAATCTATGAGACAAATATTAAATGGTCAAAACACGATAGGATATAATCCAACTCATAATGTCATTTCTAAAATTGTAGAGATAGAAACAGCAAAGCAAATGCTTGAAGAGTATTACTCACATGATAGTGTTGATGCATCAGAAATAACACCTGATAAAATTAGAGGTGCTTCAAAAATGTTGGGTTTAAGAATGTCATCCAAAGTAGGAATGAATGGTGCTTATGCAAGTGCTTTGAAAAACGCTTATCCAGGAGATGTTAAAGATAGTGTTGCTGATAAGATGAGTTATTTTAAAAAAGAAATTCAAATACTTGAAGATACTGGTATTTTTTATCCAACAACTTCTGATTTGAGACAACAACATTTCTATGGAGCTTGTTTGATAGCTGCTAAAAGATATTCAGAACCAGCTGAGAATAAATCGAAAATCGAAGATATCTTTAGACGAATATCTCAACAAAATGTAAAAACACTAAAAAAACACGATGAAAAGTGGAATGGGATGACAGCCTTGATTCATCAATTAGAAAATGGTGATTCAAGTGGGTCTACCAATAAAAAATGGTACGATATAGAGTATCATAAAACCACAAAGTATGCATCGATTGCGCCAGTAATAAGTTTTATACTTTATTGTTTGGAGTTAGAGATGACGGATAGAAAGTTAGACAACACTTCTGGATTTAAAACATCAAATTGGTTTGGTGGGAAAAAAAATACAAATCTTTATTTAGAATATTTAGAAGATTTGAGTAATTCATTTCCAACCGTCTAATACTTAAATAAACAAAAAAGGGAAGCTTTCACTTCCCTTTTTTCGTGTCCTATACTTGTAGGAAATATAAGACTATTTCGTTCCTACTTTCGAAATAAACCCACCAACACCAATAAGGCGACTAATCCAGCGAAGCCAGATTCGCCGAAATTATTTATGATGGATGTCAGGTTACCAATAACATTAACGCCAAAGATACCAGATCCAAATATTACTTCAGATACAGCACCAATAGCTATAAAGGACATCATTAGATGAGCTAAGTCATCTATATATCCTTTTACCGTTGTTACGATTTCCTTCATGCGGTTTTCTCCCGTTAGTTAACAAAAAAAGGTTGCTCAGTTGGTATAACCGAAGCAACCTCAATAATAACTATGTAAAACCAAATATTTTTATATTTATATAAGGAAACCATCATAAAAAAAAATTTCTTATAACATTCTAAAGCACTGATAAAATGGAGTTTATATGGCTAAAGATTATGAACTATTTGAGGGAAAGTCTCTATCTGATGTATTTAAAGACATTTACGACAACACCGAAAAAAATAGACAACAATTAGATGTATTAACAAGGGAACTTGTAGGGTAT